CTCATTTTTGCGTTTCCTTGTGATGGGTATTGTAGGTTCGAGCAGAAGATCGCTGTCCTCTGTCTCTTGAATAGCCATGAGAGACCGTAGAACGTCCCTCACAGCACGAACACTGTTGCAGCAGTACCAACGTATGCCTAGGTGCTTAAAATGCCGTGAGAGCTGTTTCTGGTTGTCAGAGATGCGACCGCCCTTTGTGCGCTTTAACTCGATCATCACCGGTGTTGGCGCTTTGCCTGGCAAAAACGCCTGGGCAGGCACAAAGATTTCCAGGTCAGGCCAGCCCGATTTGGTGCCCATCCTTTTTAACTTGGTCTTAAAATTGATATGCCGCTTGCCCTCATTGGGGGAGTGGTGCAGCAGGTAGCCGTGGGGGAGCACAAGGTCCAGCCACTTGACCACGCGCAAGTGCACCTGGTCTTCAGTTTCGTTGAAGGTAGAAGTCATTAGGGGTTACCGATCCGTCAGATAATTGAACAACACGCGCCATGTATTTGGGGCTAGGGATCATTCTATCCTTGTGTTCAGCAGGTAGGCACCACCTTCGTGCAATTGTGGCGTGGGGCGTGCCGAGCAGCTTAGCTAATTTGCTGTAACTCAGGCGCTTTCGATGGCGCCATTGGTCTAATGTCATGGGGATTCCTTGGTTGTTTTATCGACAGTTTATGGGCGTTGACAGTATCAGTCAATGGGTATAACGTGACACTCAATGCCGCTAAGTGCAGAAATGAGACAAGGAAAACGCTATGGATGAGATCGACCTACCGCCCTGGGCGAAGCGCCATAACTACTTTTGGCACAGCAACCCCAAGAGCAAAACCCGCAGTAAAACACTGTTCGATAAGTGCATAATCAGGCCTAAACTTTCGGATGCCTGGCATATTACGAAGTCAGAGTTAGCCAGCAGCGATCAGATAGACGAGGCCTGGAAGACTATCCACAAACTGGATGGCAAGTTTAACGGCGCAAGCAATGCCAACATGACGGCCGGCAGGTTGGTGCAGACCGCAGTGGACATGATTATCCAGGGAACCGCCGAGGTTTCTGAGGCGCAGGATTGGGCGCGTGAAGAGTATGCAGATACACCGCCGAGGTTTTGGGATGACGGCACCGATGACGAGAAGATGGACTATTACGCCGACGAGCTTGGCGACGTTATCGAGAACGCCTGGCTTGGCCTCAATGAAGCGCTAATGGAGGACCCTAATCGTTTCGCGGGGGAGAGAGAGCTGATCGGCTTTATTGGCAGCAACAAGATTCCCTATAAAACCCTGCCGGACTATGCCTATCGTGGAGACCTAAAGACTAAATGGTCAAAGAAAAGCAAGACAACCAAGTCAGGCTGGGCGCAGAACAGCTTACCCAAGAAGCTAACCGGGCCCTGGGAACAGGCCAACGTCAGCCAGGTCGCGGGATTTCGCGCACTCAATGGCGGCATGCCGTGCTGGCTGCTATACGTCAACAAGTCTGACTACCGACTGTTTCACCAATACAATTGTGACGAGATGAAGCCCGACTACCTGGATGAAGTTATCAGGGAGACCGAGCGACAGAACAACGTCACTGAAAAATTTCTACAGGTCGCTGAGAATACCGGCGAGCTGATGGAAATGATCTCGCCAGAATGGAATGAGTTGTGCTGGCAAGAACCACCAAGCTACTTAGAGGAGGCTTACAAGATATGGAAGTAAAACTCAAGGAGCCGGAGTACACGGACGACGATGACGTTGATCTTTTGTTTCACGCAATTCGATTGAATGCGCGACGCGATGATTTTGGCTTTTCGGGAAATGTTGAATTTGCAGAATGCTGGATAACTCAATACAGCGATTATGCGAGGATTGAATTGCTCGATAGTTGGGTGAAGGTTTTAACCGCGCATCTCAACATGGAAAAGGCTTTAGCTAGAGAAGAGAGAGGTAACAAGTAATGGAAATGAGTGAGAAGATAGACGCCTTGGCGAAGGCGCTATCAACAGCACAAGGGGAGATGGGGGGCGCCGTCAAAGACGCCAACAACCCTTTCTTTAAATCAAGCTATGCGGATCTTGGATCTGTCATTGAGGCAATCAAAGACAGCTTCGCTAAGAACGGACTGAGTTACACACAGTTTCCTGTACGCGATGAAGCTGGCGCTGGCGTAGAAACCATACTGATGCACGAGTCAGGTCAGTGGATCAAGTCACACTACACGTTGCCGCTTGCTAAGTTTGACGCGCAATCAGCAGGATCATGCCTCACGTACGCCAGGCGTTATGCGCTACAGGCTATCGCTGGCATCCCTGCGGTAGATGATGACGGCAACCAGGCGAATGCATCGGCACCGGCAGCGCCACCGCCTCCACCAGCACGCAAACCAAAGGCGCAGAAAACGCCTGAGAACGTGAAGCAGGAAGCCCAAGGCAAGAACATCACCGTCAACGGTAAAGAGTACGGGCCGATAACTACGTGCAAAGAGATCGCTGGCTTGATCGACGAGGTGCAGATGGAGCAGTGGAAGGCTGACAACATCACAGCGCTGAAGTTAATCAAGCAGAATCACGCCGATCTCAACGGCATCATTAACAGCGCGTTTGCTGCGCGCAAGAAAGCAATCCGGGATGAAGACATCCCCTTTTAAGGAGTAAACAATGAGCAATAAACCACACTTAGGCAATGCAAAGATCACCTTCAAGCAGAACATCAATGCGAGCGCCGGCAATGCGCCGGTAGAGTACCAGGCTAGCAGCTGGCTAACCTTCAACAACGGCTGGGACGATGCCAGCAATCGACCATACCCATTGACCGACCAGCAGCAGCTAGTCATAGAACAGCTGCATCAACAAATGGCACAGGCTGGCGTTCAGGTACAGACAACCATCAAGCAGAAGGCCGGGCAGGACAGTCGCGCGTGGCCTGTAGCTGGACGATTCAATCAGTTTGTCAATAAGATTGACGGCCAGGCGCCACAGCAGCACGCGCCACAGCAAAGTTATGGAGGAAATGATGCATGGTGAGCTTCTTACGATCAGCGACCTGGCGTCTTATCTTTTTGGGGAAGGCGATCAAAGAAACTACAAAAGGGCTTTACGCTTGGTACAGGCAGGAAACATCCCGCACATCTACACAGGTAGCCGAATCTACGTCACTCGAAGTGAAGTCGAAAGATTCTTGGCGGCGAAGCCTTCGGGGGGTTTCAGTCCTGATAGTGAGGAAGAGTGATTGGTATGAGCTGGAGGCCTACGGGCCTATCCAGCGTATCGTTATCATTTGCTCAAACCTACGCATGGCCCTTGAGAAAATGGTCGAGCAGCTAGATCACCAGGCGGATCAGTATGCGCTAGAGCAGCGCGGGCCTGAGTGGTGGGATGTCAAGCAAGAGGACTTTGTCGTTGAGACGAAAAAGACGCGTCACTGATGGCTCCGATATCTGGGAGCGTATCAAGAGAGAGTGCGGCTGGACGAGCGGCAAGCGTTCAGACAGCGACATCGCCGCCTCTCTCAATGTTCGCCTGTCAGAGGTTGGCCGCGGTCTGTCCTGGGCATACGAAGAAGGCCTTATAGGCTGGACGCGTTACCAGGGCGGCATTTTCTGGCATCGTATGGCAGACAGAAAAACAATCGTTAGACGTGAAATGTTTGGAGAGACCGAGGCGTGCGCGTATTGCTACTGCGCGCCTCATCATGCCGAAGGATGTATTCATGGCAAAGAGGTACACAAAAAAAGATAGCCATGCAGTTAGGAGCTATCGAGATATCGCGGATGAACTAGGCATTGATCGCCATGAGGTCCGCAACATAGAGCAACGAGCATTTAGGAAAATAAGGAAGCAGCTAAATGGATGGAGAAACTATGGACAACATAGACGATGTGGAGATGCTGAAAGACTTCTTTCGGAGTCGGCAGATTGGTGTGAGAGGGGATTGTCCGACGTGCAAAGACACGGCTGGGATCAATACGGAACTGATCTTTCTGCTGCAGAACATAGCCTGTCGTGAGAACGTAGGTGATGCCGCACACATGGCAAAGCGCGCCCTGATTATCCTGGGCGTTGAGCCAAACGAAGAGTAACTACTTACCCTTTGGTTTTTTCTTCTTACCCTTGCCGTACATTATGCTTTCGCCTTGTTTCGTTTGCTGATTGCGGCAGCTTTCTTTTTAGCGTCCGCTTTACTATTTGCTCCCCAAGCCTTGAGAGACTTGAGCAGACGCGTCGGACGGCCTTGACTATCCCTTTCAGGACCTCGCATACCTGCCATCCGAGCAAGAAAAGAGGCGCGACGAGGATTGTCACCAGACCTAACAGGCCTGCGTAAATTACTACCAGGATTCTCACGCTCGTATGAACGACGCCCCGCTTCATTCAAACCTCCCGATGGATTCTTGCCTTCTTTGCGCTGCCAGGCTGCTGACTTAGCCATTAATTCTCACCATCCTGATAGAAGGGGCTTTTGCCTTCCTCAAGTCTTTTTCTGGCATGGGCTCTTGCCTTATTAATGATTGATCTTTCCACTTGAGACTTAGACAAATTCCAGCCAGCGCCAGGCTTCATGTTTCTCATATACTCTACCTCGGACTTGGAAAGTGAAGGCACCATCGTTGGAATGTCGATAGACTTGCCTTGATATTGCATGTCCGTCGCAAACTCCGTCATGGTGCCGCCACTGACTTTATTTTTAATTGGGCCTAAAAATCCGCGAGCCGATTTTTTGCTTCCATCTCTTCGATACATTCCTTTATTTTTTTTGAGTACGCTTTCTTTTTTAGATGCTGTCTCTGCCATAACTCACTCCTGCCATTGTCCGGTACGCATCTGCTCTGCCAACTCAGCGCCCCGTAGGCCCACTTGATCGTACCATCGAGAGTCTACCATCTCATCGGCAGCTGTTTCATACGAACCCTTCTCCGCAGCCCATAGCATATTCTTAAACCCCGATAGCCTGGGCCAGCCCATGTTAAAACACAGGTTAATCATCACAGCCTGGCGCGCTTCATTCATCTCATTCCACCAGGGTGCGTTGCGATTTAGCTCGTTGATTACCAGATCAATGTCATTGGCTAACAGCATCTCAATCTCGGAAGTGTCTAGCCCACGCGCATCGGTAAGCAATCTACCTACGCCAACAGTAGGGTGTCCGACAAGCGTATCGCCTGCATGGACAGGTTTGCCGGTGGCGTCGTCATACACTGCCAGGCGCACACCTTCGTGTCGTTTAAGTTGGTCAGCAACCTTAGCGATATTCATTTCTTGCTCCGGCTCAGCAGATCTTTGTCTGCCTTGCGAGCACCGCCCTTGCCGCTAACGAATGACTTCACGCGACCCATTGCCCACTGGTGTGCAGATACCTTTGGACGACTGCCACTTGAGTAGTAAGCGCCAAGCCCGCGCTTGTAAACTTTCTTGAGGATGCTGGGACTAAACCCGCCAGTGCCAGTGCCTTTAAACTCAGCCACGACTACGCTCCTTTGAGATGCGATCCATCTCTGCTTTGGTTAACAGGCCTTTGCGGTAACGCTCGGCGGTGCGCTTAATCTCTTTGCGCCTGGCTTCTGGATCTTTGGCGCCTTTGGTGTACTTGACCGGCACACCTTCTTTCTTGGCTACCGGCTTGAACTTGCGCATGGTGCTCTGTTTCATTTCGACCCCGACTTGCTTGCGCCAAAGTAAAAGCTAACTACAGAAGACACGATGCCCCCCAAATAACCCAGCACCAGATTGACGATTCCGTCATCGTTGGCGTCAGGAGGTTGGATAGTAACGAGTAGGATATACCCACCAAATAGGGCAACGGAGATAAGAGCAATAGCTCTAGCCGTCCAATCCTCAGCAAATGACTGTCTTGCATGTTGTGTGTCCTTCATTTCAAGAGCGTACACATCAACCTCAAGCTCTTTCATGCGAACTTCAAAGTCAAGCTCGGCCTTCTTGATCTCTGCCAGCTGCTCGGGTGTGGCTTGAGCAAGCGCCTTCTCGATCTTCTGTGGCGTAGGCTCGCAGCCTAGGACATCAGCAATCATACCTGCCGCAGCTCCGCCTACTGGACCTCCCAATGCTGTCCCGAGTGTGGGTGCTAGGTCACCAATCAAACCTTTGATCTTGTCGAAATTCATCGGAAATACTCTGCCGCACCTAGTGCCGCAATAATGAATGGGTACATAGCCATAACCATACGCTCCAGCTTGTTGAATCTCTGACCGCCCTGATCCAGACGCTTCTCGATCATCTCACGCATTAGCCTGCATTCAGCTTCATGTATTTCGATACGCTTCAGGGCTTCCTCGGCGGTATTCATTTACTACTTTCCTTTACCACACCTCTCACCATAGCAAAGGCCTTGGCGGCGTCTGCTGCGGCTATAATAGGGTCGATTATCTCACTGCTGTAGTAGATGCGTGTCCCCGACCTATAAGTCCCAGGCGTACTTTGCACGTACCTGAGCCATAATCCCCCGTTTTCACGCCAATTCTATAGGTAAGCGCTTCGGGTTCATAGCCGTACGTCTCCGTATCAGCGGTAAACGAGTCAACGTCTGTGAAGTTAGTCCCGTCTACGCCCGAGATACGCTGCACTGTTACTTCTGTGCCACCAGCAATGCCAGTGATAGACAAGTTAAAGTAGCCCTGCACCTTGATCTCATCGCTAAATGTGTTCTGAGCTGTAATGCTCTTTGTTACTTCGCCTGACATATTTTACTCCTAAATAGTTGTGGTAAGCATTGAGCCTTCAAGTACCTCAATCTCAAACCATGTTGCGTTGTTTGCATTTAAAGTCCTGTTGGTTCCAGAAAATATATAAACTTGGAAGTAATCGTTTTGGCTTACTGACAAGATTCCTGTTTCTGCATATCCTGTTTCAGCGCCCGTAGAGGACGTATCAATTTGCGAAGTTGGTATGTTGTCTTCTGTTCCATTCTTAGCGATTTTAAGAATAAATTGATCTGAAGCTGAAGATGTATTTATAGAAGCCCTAACTCTTACTTTTGTTACGCCTGAAGGAATAATAAACTTGCCGTCAGCCAATGTGCTAGTAAGTGCGTTGCCTGTGGATGTATCTTCATCTCTTGTATTAAACGTAGTAACTACTCGCCAAGCGTCGTCAAGTATCGAAGTATTGCTATCCATTGTAAGACGTGCAAATCTTAGTGTTGGCGTATATGTTCCGCCAGTGCTTTGAGCATCCTCTCTCATTA